CGACGATTAACTGATGACGAGGTGATCAATGGCTATGGGGCCACTGATCACATTGTTATGACCACTTCTCCAGGGTATTGGACAACATGGTTTAAGGAAGGGAAGAAGGAAATCTTTACCCCTTTGCCATGCAAAATACTGGAGGATGGGTCGCAAGCTCCACAGACGTACGAATGGTCGGAGAAAGCTCTGACTTTTGTCGTGCCAATGTGGAAAAAGACTCTCAAACAGGTTTACGATCAGATGGAAGAGGGTTTGCACCGCGGTGAAGCGGTTGAAACCTTTTGGTGTTCCACTCTGAAAGATGAACTTGTATCTCATGAAAAAGCGAGAATTGGAAAAACTCGCGTTTTCGAAGCGCCTTGTATTGTCTATGCAATGTTACTGAAGAAGTACTTTGGGTACTTTAGTGACTATTACAAACGCCATGCTGGATTTAGATTACATCATGGTATTGGACAGGACAAGGAGACTATCTGGGGAGAATACAAGCGTGTTTTCTCCCAAATGGGAACCCATGGATTTGATATTGACTACAAGAATTACGATGGGACTGTGCAACCTGCAGCCTTTGAGTTCTTCCTGGACATCACTGACCATTTCTATGGTGAAACTGACCGAGTGGCTAGGCATGCGCTTATCCACTCCCTACAATTCTCAATTCACTTGATCGGACCATACTTAGCTGAGTCGTACCAAGGGAATAAGTCTGGAAACCCTCTGACTGATGTTTTCAACTCTGTCACGAACACCTGGATGACGTATATCGCATACTTGGGTTCGATGGCTTTTGCTGGAAAAGTGCCTACAATGGCAAATCAGGCGGAGGATTTCGAGATGTTATCCTACGGAGACGACATCATCATTGTTGCCAGTGATGAATGTCTTAAGTGGTTCAACAGAAAGACTTTTAAAGAGATAGCTGAATGCGTGGGAATGTCAGTGACGGCCGCAGATAAAACTGCGGAGATAACTGAATATGACCACTTTGACAAGCTAACTTTTTTGAAGTCCCCTTTTGTTGAGCGGGACGGTTATGTGGCGGCTCCTCTGCCATTGAAAGTTATACATCGTGAACTGATGTGGCAAAAGAGAGGCCACGCAGGGAATGTAACTATCTTTGAACAGAGGATCCAAACGGCTATGGACATGATTTCACATCACGGACAGGAAGCGCACGGGATTCTTAAATCTCAGTTAGCGGACCTGCAGGTACATACTGAACACAATTTTCTCGAATGGGAGCGCACCGTTCGTGAAAAACAATCCAATGCGCGCATCGAAGACGGAAACGGTGTTAGATGGGTGAACGCAGATGAATTCTTTCTGAGCGATCAAACCCAATTTGACGCCGATTTCGGTGACTACGAATTTGACAGTCCGTGGCTAACACAAGATTAGCACCACGGATTGCAGGCTGATAACATGGACAACGACCAACCGTCGCACTCCCTCCACGAGAAGGGACGACGTAAAATAGACTGTCATACCATCAACTCATGCGAGTCCTCTTTGAGGTAACTCGTATGTTTATCTGCCTTTGCACCAGTTAATTCTGGCAAAGTAAAAAAGGAAATACAAAAAACTATACTTATATATCTTAATAACTAGAGTACTTTACTATTTTAAACATTTATCAATTTAAAAGGTGACGGGATTTATATATTTTAATTTAATCTTTAG